AGCATTAGCATACTGATGCCACCTTTGTTTTCACTCACATTGACCTCCAGGTCATAAACGCGCCGAAATTGGCGCAATCCCAGTCCTTGGGCTTGCAGGCAAAGGACTGCGCAATCCTTCACCAGCCCCACGAAGACGTGGAGTCAGACACGAACGTGGGCATTAAAACTTGGAATAATTCCTTGTCTCTATATACCGTCTGGTAGGGCGAAATTCCAGTGACATTGCCCATGAAATCGCGCTGTGTGTATCGGGTATTTTCTACCGCGCTTTTTATCTGGGTTGCTGTGATGGGCTCATCTAATTGCTTTTCGAGCTCCTGTCGTAGCACCTCTACATCAGTGTAAAAACCTGCTTTACCAGTTTGGTTTTTGACCAGTAAATACTGGAATACAGCTTCATCCAAATCCATAACACTATTGGCCACACTGATACCCTCATTGCTCAATTGATGTTGGCGAAACGCTACTACGAGTGGATCCAATTCCGCCACTGGCTTTCCATCCATGCTGGATGCGCGGACAGTAATCGCTTGATGGCTTGTTGAAGTTGGGGAATGATTGCAGATCGAATTGCAGGTTGATAAAGGTGCATTCATGCCAAAGTCGTACGAGAAAGGCCAATGGGGCGTTTACCAGGATCGCGCATCTACTGTGTTGATCGGTCTTTTGGTCGATGGGATAGGTAGGTCGATCCGCTTTGGTGAGCGCACGTATGAGGTGGTGGAAGGGGTTCTGTTCAGCCCCGAAGGCAAGCGTCTAGGCCACTTGGCACGTCTTGACGATAATAGTTGGGTCGTTAACTACGGTGATCACGACCTAGGTCACGTCCTTCGAGCGATGCCTGAAAGACTTTGATTTTTAAGGATGTCCGTGATTTCGGTGAGCTTTTCGCTTTAACCGACGTGCAAATTGGCTGAATTTCCACAGGAGTGACCTGCATGAAATTGATAGTAGGAGCGCTGGCGGTAGCGTTGTTGGCGGGGTGTGTATCCCCTGGGGATCTTCAGAAAAATGACCCGAGCTTCAAGGCAGCAACCGCGAAAGATCCCAAGCGTTATGCGCTGTGTGTTTTCCCGAAATGGCAGGACGCCAGAAGCGATGCCTCAATGTCCGAGACAGAAAACGGATACAGATTGTTGGTCGCTAGCAACAATATGACCGACGAGCTGCTGGATATACGCAAAGCACCGAAGGGCAGTACCGTAACGCTGTATCAGCGCATGGCATGGTCGCCGGGCTATGGCCGCGGAGACATGAAGCAGGCGATAAAAGATTGCCTTTGAACACCCAAAACACAGCCGCCGAAAGGCGGTTTTTTTATGTCTGGAGAAAACCTTGACAGCAACTGAACATTGCCGGCCAATGATGACGACCATTCTTCTATCGGGTCCGCTGATTAAACTGTTCGGCCGAGTTCACTACCGCGAACTGGGCAGTCGTTCCGTAGGGGAGGCGTTCAAGGCACTGAAGTGCACGCTGGAGGGGTTCGACGCAGCAATCAAAGACTTGGAGCGGCGCGGTCTGCGCTTCGCCATTTTCCGGAACAGAAAGAACGTACCTAAGAAGGATTTCGCGCTGGGCGGCGCTCAGGAAATCCGCATCGTGCCGGTTGTTGGCGGCAGCAAGCGTGCTGGCCTGCTTCAAACGATCATCGGCGCAGTCCTGATTGCTGCGTCGTTCATTCCGGGGTTTCAGGCCTTGGCCCCGGTGGGCATTGCACTCGTTGCCGGCGGTGTCATCCAAATGCTCAGTCCGCAGGCCTCGGGCCTGAAGCAAAGCGCATCCCCCGAAAACTCCCCGTCCTACGCCTTTGGCAGCGCCAAGAACACCACAGCCAGCGGCAACCCGGTACCGATCTGCATCGGCGAACGCCGGTGGGGCGGGATGATTATCTCCGCCTCGATCCTGGCTGAAGACAAAGTCTAAGTTGGACAGCAGCACACCGACCGCCCGCGAGGCGGTTTTTTTATGCCTGGAGGAAAGCATGGGCGCAGCAGCACAGATCGATATCCACGGCGCGAAGGGCGGCAGCAGCAAGCCGAAGTCGCCGACCGAAGCCAGCGACAGCCTGCGCTCGACCAACCTGGCTAAGTTGCTGATCGCCGTGGGCGAGGGGGAGTTCGACAGCGTCCCGACCGATTACGACATCTACCTGGATAACACGCCGATCCGGGATGCCAGCGGCAACTACAATTTCCCGAACGTGAAGTGGGACTGGCGTCCGGGCTCGGTGGATCAGACGTACATTCCTGGCATCCCATCGGTAGAGAACGAAACCTCGCTGGACATCGAGCTGCGCAGCGAATCACCGTGGGTTCGCTCGATCACCAATACCCAGCTTTCCGCAGTGCGTATGCGCTTCGCATGGCCAGGTCTACAGCGATCAGACGAAAATGGCGTTGGTGGCTACCGCATCGAATACGCGATCGATGTCGCCACCGATGGCGGCGCCTATCAACAGGTGCTGGTGGACGCCGTCGACGGCAAGACCACCACGCGCTATGAGCGATCGCGCCGCATCGATCTGCCTGACGCCACTACGGGCTGGCAGATCCGGGTACGCCGACTGACCCCGAACCAGAACAGCAACAAAGTTGCCGATATCATGCGGATTGCCGGTTACACCGAAGTCATCGACGCCAAACTGCGCTACCCGAACACCGCGCTGCTTTACATAGAATTCGACGCCGAGCAGTTCACCAACATCCCGGCCGTCACCGTGAAGTGCAAGGCGCGCCGCTGGATGGTGCCGAGCAATTACGACCCAATCCTGCGCACCTACACCGGGACGTGGGACGGCTCGATGAAGTCGGCCTGGACCAATAACCCGGCGTGGATCACCTACGGCATCTGCACCGAAGACCGCTTCGGCCTGGGCAAGCGCATCAAGCCGTTCATGGTCGACAAGTGGGAGCTGTACCGCATCGCTCAATACTGCGACCAGTTGGTGCCGAACGGACTGGGCGGCCAGGAGCCGCGCTTCCTCTGCGACATGAACCTGCAGGGCAAGGCCGATGCCTGGTCGTTGCTGCGGGATATCTCGGCGATTTACCGGGGCATGACGTACTGGGCGCAGGGCCAGCTGGTGATGCAGGCGGACATGCCGCGCGCGCAGGACTTCGACTACGTCTTCACCCGGTCGAACGTTATCGACGGCAAGTTCTCCTATGGCAGCGCCTCGGCGAAGACCCGTTACACCCGGGCGCTGGTGAGCTACGACAACCCGGCGAACAACTACGACACCGACGTCATTCCGTTCGCTGACCTGGATCTGCAACGCCGTTACGGCGACCGGCCGACCGAGCTGAGTGCCATTGGCTGCACGCGCGCCTCCGAGGCCCAGCGCCGGGGCAAGTGGGCAATCCTCAGCAATAACCAAGACCGCACCGTGTCGTTCAAGACCGGCATGGAGGGCGTGATTCCGCTGCCGGGGCACATCATCCCGGTGGCGGATTCTTTGCTCGCTGGCCGCGAAGTCGGCGGCCGGATATCGGCGGTGGCGGGGCGCGTGATTACGCTCGATCGCGACACCCTGGCCAAGGCCGGTGATCGACTGATCATCAACCTCCCGGGCGGCCGCGCCGAAGGTCGGACCGTGCAGAGCGTCAACGGCCGCGCCGTGACCGTTACGGTCGCCTACAGCGAACTGCCGGTGGCGCAATTGCAATGGGCGCTCGACGCCGATGACTTGGCAATCCCACTGTATCGCGTGCTGCGCACCAAGCGCACCACCGAGGGCGACTACGAAATCAGCGCGCTCCAGTTCGAACCGAGCAAGTTCGCTTTCATCGACACCGGCGCACGCTTGGAAGAGCGCCCGATCAGCGTGATCCCGATCACCGTCGTTCCGGCGCCGGCGAGCGTTACGCTGTCGTCGACTTCATCGGTCGTGCAGGGGCTGGCCGTGGCCACCATGACGATCACCTGGCCTGCCGTGGATGGCGCGGTTGGCTACGACATTGAATGGCGCAAGGACAGCGGCAACTGGATCAAGCTGCAGCGCACCGGGATGACCAACGTCGACGTGGTCGGCGTCTATGCCGGTGCCTACGTGGCCCGAGTTCGCGCGGTGAGCGCGTTCGACATCACGTCGCCGTGGCGCAACTCGATCCTTACCAACCTCAGCGGTAAGCAGGGGCTGCCGCCGGCGCTGGCGTATCTGAAAACGATCAGCAAGATCTACGGCATAGGTCTCGAGTGGGGATTTCCACCTGGCGCAGAAGATACCCAGCGAACTGAAATCTGGAATAACGAGGTCAACGACCTAGCTACCGCTGTGAAGCTCGCTGATTTCGCTTACCCACAATCCAACCATGAAATGCAGAACGTCGTGCCAGGCACGAGTCTGTTTTTCTGGGGGCGCTTGGTGGACCGCATTGGTAATGTCGGTCCGTGGTTTCCTGCTTTGGATGGGGTCAACGGGCAGGTAAGCATCGACCAGGCTGAGTACGAGCAATACTTCCTCGGCAAGATCCAGGAGTCGGCGCTCGGCCAAAAGCTGCTTGAGGAAATCGGGAAGATTTCTGGTGACGGTGAAGGCTCAGTGAATGAGCGGCTTGAGCAGGCCAAGCAGGAACTGCAAGACCTGATCAGCGAAATCACCGACGCCATGGCGTATGACCCGACCAAGCCGTACAGCAGAGGCGAAGTGGTCCGGCTTGATGGACGATTGTTCTCGGCGGTGAAGCCGGTGCCGGTCGGCACTGCTCCTCCGAATGCCGAATTCTGGTACGACATGGGGACGATCGCGGAAGCCACCAACGCCATGGCGCTGCAAATTCAGCAGCACTCGACGCAAATTGAAACCCTTGATGGCAAGGTCTCCGCTCAAGCATCGACGATGCAGGCTCTGCAAGCGGCGTGGCGGGAGGATGACGGTACGGGGGCCATGAGCGAGGCGCTGAAGGCGTATGAGAATACGGCCAGTATCGTGACGAATGAGAAGGTGGTAGCGGAGGAGAAGCTTGCGTCCGCAACACGTTTCACCTCCCTTGACGCTGCGGTAGGAAAGAACGCCGCGAATCTCTCCACATTGGAAGCTGCGGTTGCAACGGACAAGGAAGCGACGGCGCAGAAAATTGAGACCATCTCGGCCACCGCCAATAACGCTACCGCGAAAGCAGAAACCGCAAGCACCGCTGTTTCCGGTCTGAACGGCAAAGTGTCCGCGCTCACCACCATCAAAACATCCACTACGGTCGGTAACAGGACGGTTATGGCCGGCCTCGCCATCGGCGTGGAAGGTGAGCAGCAAGAGTCGCAGATCCTTGCATTCGCTCAACGCTTCGCGATCCTCGATGAGGTGAGCGGCCAGATGATTGCGCCGTTTGTTGTACAGGGCGGCCAAGTGTTCATGAACACCGCGATCATCAGCCAAGCCTTTATCAAGGAGTTGGTACTGGGGATGACGCTGCGGTCGGCAGCGGTCAACTCGCAAGGGTTGCCGTTGCTGGAGATCAACATACCGGCGGGCACGTTCACGCTTCGTGGCCAGTCCAGCACCGGTTACACGTTGCTGAACAACGACGGCATCTACGTCTACGACCTGAACTACATCGAGCGCGCAGCGCTCGGGAAGATGACGTAATGGATTACTACGGTGCCAGAACGAAAGACGCGATGGGGCGGCTGACGCTGGAGTCGTCAACGATGACAGTCCGGTCGATTGTGACCAGGCAAGTCACCGTGCCGCCAATCACCAGCGATTTCACGAGCTTTATCAGCATGCCAGAGATCACTGCGCAGTCGTTTGTGTGCGTGACCCTTGCCAGCCAGCCGAATGAAAACTTTGCGCTGCCCGCCGTGTTCTGGTCCGCAGGGCAACTCAGGGTTCGGCGCGGGGCAGGGACAGTTCTCAATGTGTTTATTCTGACTTACCAATAGGAGGTGGCATGGACTACGGATTCAGGTCGCGTAACGGCCAGAAATTCTTCCAGATCGACAGCGACAACAAGGTGTTGAACGTAGCGGCGTCTGGTAGCTACGCCATTGGGAAGACTCCTTCCTCATCGACTACGATCACTACAGCAGTGATCACTTACCCGACGCCGATAACAACGGCGGAAGCGCCGCATGTTTTCTTGAATCCTAACGATCACGGCATGTACCACACGCTGATGCAGCGGGGCGGCCCGGGCAACTGGACCGGGTTTTCGTTCAAGTTGCACTTGATGGCGCCTTTCAACAGCACCGATTGTAGCGGTCGATGGCTGGTCGCTACATTCCG